GAGCTCTTCCTAATCGACGTGATTTTTTAGGCTTTTGGAAAGCGGTCAGCCCGGACGTGAAAGTTAAAATTTTTTATTGGATTTATATGATTAACATAAACCGTTATAAATCAGATGATTATAGCAAGGACGTCCAGGATTATATGACGACGCTTCTGAAATCTCTGAGAAAAGACTACGGCGAGTTGCGAGACGAATGGCAACTCTCGCTCGACCTAATCGCACAAACTTACGAGACTTATCTCATGGCGTATCACTCCGTGAAAGCGGACGGCGTATATACTAAAGACTCAAAGAACCGCGTGCAGAGAAATCCGGCGTTGACTGTGATGAATAACTCTCAGGCGTATCTGCAAAAACTCATCACTCAGTTTGCTTTGACACCGATGAGTAAATCAAAAATGAAAAAGGGCGGAGATGATTCATCAGAGACTGCTGAAGAATATATCGCCGAACTTTGCGGAGATTGATGAACTACCGGACGTATGCAGAAGATGTGATGTCCGGAAAAATTTTAGCCGGACACTTGGTAAAACTTGCCTGTCAGCGTTATCTCGACCGGCTCGACGGGAAATATCCGAACATAATTTTTTGTCCGGAGAAAGTAGATCGTGTCATAAATTTTGTACGTCACTTGAAGCATACGACCGATGAACATGCCGGTAAGAATTTCGAGATGCTCCCCTGGCAAGTTTGGCTGGTTGCAAACTTATTCGGATTTTATAAAAAGAACGACCCCGAAAAGCGTGTCACTAATACTGCGTATATACAAATCGGACGTAAGAGCGGAAAGACTTCGCTCATCTCTGCGTTAGGCTTATACTTTCTTACAAATGAGGGTATGGGGCAAGAGATTGATATTGTTGCACCTTCTGCTGCACAATCTGCAATCGGCTTCAAGTCAGCGAGTGATTATTGCGATTCGATAAACAAACACGGTATATTTGACACTCTCCGGACGACAATACGCTTTCGCGCTAAAAAGAGCGTTATGAAGATTATGAGTTCATCGAGCAAGTTCGGTGACGGTTTTAACTCCGGGTTAGGTATCCTCGATGAATATCATGCTTTCGATACCAATGATATATCCAATCTCATAACTTCATCAATGGGTATGAGAAAGAACCCGATGATGATATACATCACGACTGCGGGGTTCAATCTGTTCGGACCCTGCAAGATAATGAGAGACGTTTGCGCGGATATTCTATATGGAAAGAAAGAAGATGAGTCGATGTTTGCAGCCATATATGAATTGGACGAAGAAGACGACCCGCTCGAAGATTCAAACTGCTGGATAAAGGCGATACCCTCTTTAGGTCAAACGGTTCACGACGACTACGTTTATAGGGAGATTAGAAAGGCTAAGAATAACCCGTCAGAAATGACCAATCTTTTGACGAAAACTTTTAACAAATGGGTGCAGTCAAAAGAAGTATGGATACCGGACAAGTATATACTTTCAAGTATGAAGAAGGTCGATATTTCTGAAATCCATACGGACGATGAAGTATGTTATTGCGGAGTTGACTTAGCGTCCGTCGAAGACCTTTGTAGTGCAACAGTTCTCTTACCGCCAAATCCGGACAGAGAGTTTTATCCGGACAAGTTCATCTTGAAGACCCGATGTTATATACCAGAAGAAAGCGTAAATCTTACACTTAATTGCGAGATATACAAAGAAGCGATACGTCAGGGCTGGCTCATAACGACCCCAGGCAACGTTGCGGATTATGATTATATAACCACTGACTTGCTCAACTTAAACGACACTTGTCAAATTTACCGAATTGCGTATGACCAATGGAACTCTTCTCAATGGGCAATCCAATGTGAACAGTAGGGCTTACCGATGAGTCCGCAATCTCAAACAATCGGAAATATGTCCAAATGCACAAAGGCTTACCAGCGTTTGATGTTATCGGGTCAACTCATCATAGATGATAACAATCTCGTCCGCTGGTGTCACTCTAACGTCGAGATTAAATCTGACCACAATGAAAATCAGAAGCCTATAAAAGCAGGCGGTAAACGGACTGCCAAAATCGACCCCGTTATATCTTCGCTAATGGCTGTCGGGGCTTGGTTAGAAGTAGGCGGACACGACTTTTCGGTAACTTAATTCTGAAATTTTTTAACGGAGATAAATAGATTATAAGCATTCAATTATGGCTCTAAGAGATATATTTTTCAAACGAAGCCGGGATGTAGAGACTACATAGATAGACGCCCCGGAAGACGCGCTGCCCGGCCAGTACTGGGACGGCGGTGCATTCATGTTCGGACGCAACTTCAGCGGCAAAGGGTCGTTGAGCCTATCGTCCGTATTTGCTGCTGTCTCATTGATTAGCAACTCTATTGCGCGTCTTCCGGTGAACGTTAAACGAGCCGGCTCGACTGATACTGAAATCGGCAATGATATAACGGACGCTTTGGAGAGCAATCCGGTGATGAGCAAATATACGATGATGAGACAGTTGATGCACGACTTGCTTCTCTACGGGAATGCCTTTGCGTATATCCGCAGAGCGGGTGATGAAATCACTGGCTTACAGTATATGCCACGCGGTACAGTGTCAATAAAATTCATACAAGAGACACAGCGTTTGACGTATATCGCTCCTTCCGTATCTTCTAAGGAAATCTTTCCCGAAGATATGATTCATCTCGTTATCAACGGAGAAGACGGAGTTAACGGAAAGGGCATTGTTGCTTATGCTGACCGGACGATTAAGACGTCCGATGCAACTGAGCAGTCAGCGTCCGATTTCTTTGCTGCTGGATGCAACATCTCTGGTGTATTGAAAGTGAACGGACCAATCGGTGACGCTCAGAAGAAGCAGATGAAAGATAACTGGGAGCGCACGTATGGACGCGGCGGTACCGGCGGTGTTGCAGTTTTAGGCGGTGACGCGGACTACCAGGCAATCTCAGCAAAGCCGGTTGACTCTCAAATGGTCGAGTCTCGTGAATGGAACCTGACTGAAGTTGCGAGATTCTTTAATCTCTCTCCGGTGATGTTAGGTGATTTGACTCATTCATCTTACTCTACGATTGAAGCAGCAAATATTCAATATCTGACACATACACTACAGCCGTACATATCTCTGATTGAAGATGAATTCAATCGCAAGTTATGCACGGGTATCTATGCATCATACGTGATAGATTTGGACGAGTCGTTCATACTGACTGCCGATAAGTCAGCGTTGAGCAATTTCTACGGAAATCTCGTTGACAAGGGTATTTTGACTCGCAACGAAGTCCGCAAAGCCTTAGGTTATCCGGAAATGGCTGGAGCCGATTCACTGACCGTATCTTACAGTGATCCGAAGCAGAACGCCATAGATAATAAAGACGACAATAACGATGACGAAAAGTAAATTATTTTTATTGTAAGAACGAATATGGATATTAAAAATTTCTACGAACTTAGAGCGTCTCAAGAAGGCCGTACAATCAGCGGCTGCGCGATAAAGTTCAACACAAAGAGCGTCGTTCTTGGCAATACATACGAGACAATCTCTCGCAGTGCAGTTGACCAGGATTTGCTCGACCGTTCCGATATTCTGTTCACATACAATCATGATCGCAGCAAGGTTCTTGCTCGCTCTCGACGCGGGGAGGGTTCTCTCCATACCGAACTTAGAGAAGACGGACTTTATTTCTCTTTTGAAGCCCCGAACACTCAGTTAGGTGATGACACTCTCGAAGAGATTCGCAGGGGTGATTTGGTTAACTGCTCTTTTGCTTTCCGCACAAAGCGAGACAAAGAGCATTATGTGATGACTCGCAATGCTGACGGGTCGTCTCTCCGAACAATCTTGAAGATTGATTCACTTCATGATCTCAGTTGCGTTTACGAGCCTGCTTACGAAAAGACCTATCTTGAAGCGCGTTCTGCTGAAGCAGCAGAAGACGAAGAGATGCTGAAAGAGAGTGAACAAAGTGAACAAGAAGAGCAGAAATCGGACGAAGAAGAAGTAAAGGCTCCCGATGCTGAAGAGCAGAAGCCGGACGAGTCAGAAGAAGAGCAGAAGTCGGACGACGAGAAGTCAGAAGATGATGAAAAACGCTCTGATGAAGAGACTGATAAGCCCGAAGACGAGAAGCCTAACGACGAGAAGTCCGATGAAGACGAAGAGCAGAAGTCCGATGAAGAAGATGATGCTCAAGAAGAAGTCTCTGACGCTGAAGAGCAGAAGTCAGAAGACGACGAAGAAAAAGAAGAAAAAGAGGACGCCGATGAAGAGCGTTCAAATGTAAAAAATATTTCGAATATAAAAGTTATGAAAAATTTTTCATTGATTCAAACCGTTAACGACTTGATTGAACACAGAAGTCTTAACGAGGCTGCACGCCAGATCAACGAGTTCGGCGTCCGCAGTATGAAAGAGGCAGGTATCACTGATATTGGTCAGTTTGTTCTGCCGTATGACACACGTTCCGCAGTGACTGTTGCTGCTGAGGGTGAGGATGTAGTCCCCACTCAGATTATGGATGTTCTTGGCCCTCTGCGTGCCAAAAACGTTATGGTCCAGGCTGGTGCAAAGTTTATGAGCGGACTGACGGGCGACGTGCAGATTCCTTCTTACAGTGCATCTAACTGTGCATGGAAGGGCGAGACTACTGCTGCTGAAGACGGTGCCGGTTCATTCGGTCATAAGACTTTCAGCCCCAAGAAGTTGACTACCTATATCCAGGTATCTCGTCAGTTCCTGATCCAGGCAACTCCCGACGCTGAGGAAATCCTGCGCACTGACCTTATCAACAGCATCAACGACAAACTCGAAGAGACTCTGTTGAGCGGTGACGCTGGTAGTGCAACAAAGCCCGCTGGTATATTCAACGGTGCAACATTCGCTGACTGTTCTAACTACGCCGGCATTGCTGCTCTTGAGGCTGGTATCGAAGAGGCTGGTGTATTTGAGGGTAAGTATATTCTTTCTCCTGGTGCAAAGGCTGCTCTGAGAACTACTCAGAAGGGCAATGGCGTTGGCTTTATCTGGGAGAACGGCGCAATCGACGGCGTTGATGCACTCTCTACCGCACACGTGAAAAAAGTTGACGCTGCTGGCGGTGCTGCTGCTTACGACAAACTCGTTTATGGCGATTGGACTAACTTCGCTATTTGCTCTTGGGGTCCTGGTCTCAACATCACCGTTGATCCATACACTGGCGCAAAGAACGACGTCGTAAACATCATTGTCACAGGCTATTTCGATGGCGGTGTACTCCGTGACGGCGTGTTCGGCTTCGGTAAAATCGAGAAGGCTTGAGTTAACTCTCATAATACTTCTATATAATCTCTTCTCAACGGGGGCTTGGCGCAAGCCCGGCTCCCCATTTTCCGAAGAAAAAATTGAACAAAATGAACTTCAGTTAATACGATTATGGCAATGAAGATTTCTCTGAGCGAGATTAAAAAACACCTCAACATCAACGACGATTATGACGCTGATGATACAATCATCGAGACTTATTATAACGCTGCTGTTGCAGCAGTGTTGCATGATTGCGATTTCTCCGATGAAGAAATGGCGTATGACGAGCAGGGAAATTTCCGCCCGATGATTAAGCAAGCAATCTTGCTTCTGCTGGCTAACTTCTACGCCAATCGTGAACCCGAAGTGTTTGCTAACCCGCAGTCGATTGGTCACGGTTATCAGTATTTGATTATGCTGAGTCGAGACTACCAATACCGAAATTGATGAATTTAATGATATGCAAGCAGGATTGTTAACAGAACCGATTGAAATTCACCGCAAGGTGCAAACGAAGTCAGATTTTGGCTCCGTTTAGACTCAGTATGTTCTCCGGACGTCCACAAAAGCATAGGTCATCAACCAGGGCGGTAGCAGAGCCGAAGAGAACAATCAAATCTTCTACGATTATCGTAAAACTTTCGTTATCCGATATTATATCGACGTCCAAGATGATGATCACATTCTATACGAGAATGTTTGGTACAGAATTTTGAACATCGACCCGAATCGGAAATTCAACTCAAAATCTATCCAATGTGAACGTGTTCAAGAATAATGAGTTCATTAAGATTAGTTGCAGCGTTTGAGCAGTCTCTCAAGACAAGTCTCCAGGAGATTAAAGGGTAGTATAAGACTATTCTTGCTGCTGGTGCTGCGGAGTTGAAGAAAGAGACGAAAGATGAGTTGAAGCGTTCTCTGCCGGCTGCAACCGAACGAAATCCGAAGTATGAAGATCGGCTCATAGATGCAGTCCGCTCGCACGTATTGAAGAATGATTAGAACCCCGAGGCTTACGTCCACGTGATGGGTAATCGCCGGAAAAAGAGCGGTACATACCGCACCAGGTTCTTTGAATTAGGTACACGAGAGCGCACAATCAAGAGCGGAAAATACGCCGGACGTAAGGTCGGGCATATCGACAGAATAGGGTTTTTTGACAAAGCGATAACACGAAGCGGTTCACGAGTCGTCTCTGCTGCTGACAGTCGTCTCGCTGAAGTGATCAGACAAATTAACGAAGAGAATAACGGATGAGCAATACGATATTATTAGGCAAAATCGTTTACAATTGGCTCTGCACGGACGCAAACATCCAGGCTGACGTCAACAATCGGATTTATCCGATAACAGTCACTGATGTTCATACTGAAATGCCGTTCATCGTATATTCGAGAACCGGTGTTGCAGTGACCTATTCGAAAGACGGTATCATCGACGAAGTCGTTGATGTTGAGTTTGTGGTCGTTGCCCGTGATTATGAGACGTCCGTGAACATCGCCAATGATTTGAGACACGCTCTTGAGTGTAAGTCCGGAAATCTCGAAGGCATACACGTCGATAACATTCATCTCGCAGAAGTGCAAGAAGATTTCGTCGAGAACACTTTCTGGCAGATTTTGAAGTTCAAATTTTATGTTCATTAAATATTAAAACTGTAAAAATTTATATATAAATTTCGATTATGGCAAACATTGTTAAAGGTGATGCACTTATGCTCTTTTTGGAGAACGCATCTATTGCTGCTGCTACCAGTCACACTCTGACGATCAACGGCAACACAATCGACACCGCCAATAAAGACGTTGGCTTCTGGGGCAGCTCTGAGATTGGCAATATCACTTGGGAGGTAACTACGGAAAATCTTTACACTACCGGCGCTTTCAACTCTCTGTTTGACGCCATGGTGCAGAAGACCAAAGTAGATATTATCTTCGGCGTTCCTTCTGACTTCAACGTCAATGGTCTTGGCAACAAGGAGTCGTGGACTGCACCTACAGCCGGCTACTACAGCGGCAGCGTGTATATCACTTCTCTTACTGCTAATGCAAACACCGGTGAGAACGCTACTTTTAGCGCAACATTCACTGGCGCTTCTCCTCTCGAATACAACGAGTGATTCGGGCTTTTTTTTCAATCAAGATAAATAGAATAACTGAGTTGTTTCTTTGCGTGTTATTTTATTTGCATTTATTGTATAGACTTGATTTTTTCTGCTCCTGGACGTCAGTCCGGGAGTAGTTTTTTTGTTTTTCAGGACCTGAGATAAATAGAGTATATAAATCACAAATTTTTTATTTTTATATACGATGAGAGTTAACATTAAAGACAAAGATTTAGAATTAAAGTACGGTTTCAGAGCAATGATGCTCTACGAAAAAATAACTGACAAATCATTTATGCCACAAGGCTTATTTGACGTAGTTATGTTCTTTTACGCATCAGTTCTCGCTGCGGACCGTGAACTCATACTGTCACTCGACGAGTTTCTGGATTGGCTCGACGAGAATCCTCATAAGGCTGCGGAGTTTAGTGATTGGCTCGTTGCATCTATTGAACAGCAGAACACTCTTTCTTCTACGTTGAAAGAAAAAATGGACGCAGAAGGTAAAAAAAAATCAAAAACAAAGCCGAAGAAGATGAAGACTACCGAGTGATTCATAATCTTTTCCGGACGATGTGCATTGAGCATCGTTTGCTGGACGTCCGGTATTTTATGGACGAGGCAACAGAATATGAAGTTGCAACGATTGCAACGATGCTCGACTACGTTGACCGCCCGATTTGGGAGAGAGCCAGGATGCAGATGTATGTGCAAGCGCAGTCGATGTCAACGAAGGCTCTGAAGCCCGAAGATATTATCAAGTTTAAGTGGGATCAGGGTCGAGACAGTATAGAAGTGACTAACGAGCAGAAAGCGGCTCTCGCTGCACGCGAAGAAGAGTTCAGGGCAGTTTTGAACCGCCGTAAGCAAAAGAAAAATATTGACAATAATTTGACAAATGGCGAAGTCTCTCAAATTTGATTTGTTAATGAACGACAAGGGCATAAGAGAGTCTCTGGCGCAAGATACCGAAGCGATGGAGAAGTTCGGTACGGTGACAGAGATGAACGACCAGCAACTTGCAGCGTTCACGAAGCAAGTCGTCACAGCCGGTGCATCTACCGGCGGTTATAAGAAGCAACTTGCACAGTTGACTAAGCAGATTGCCGATTTGACAATCAATTATCGCTCGCTTTCTGATGAAGAGAAGAAGTCCGATTTAGGGGTCAAAATGAAGACGGCCATAACCGAACTTACTTCTAAGGCCGGCGAGTACAAAGATGCAATCGCGGACGTCCAGCAACAGATTTCCGTATTGGCTTCAGATACGACGACCTGGGATTCGATCTCTCAGGGTATTGACGTTGCGTCTTCAAGTATGCAAGCGTTTATATCTGTCACAAGTATGGCGGGTATGAACACGGACAAATTAGCAGTAGTTTTATCTAAACTCGCGGCCATACAAACCGTTGCGTCCGCAGCAATCAAAATCGGAAATGCACTTCAGAAGCAATCTGCACTCTGGCGCGGTATTGAAGCAGCAAAAACCTGGATTGCAACTACAGCGAAGAAGGCTCATACTGTCGCAACTGTTGCCAATACCGGTGCAACGACCGCAGCAACTGTTGCTCAGAAAGCGTATAACATCGCTCTTATGGCGTGTCCGTATGTTGCAATCGGCGCAGCAGTCGTCGGGCTTGCTTACGGTATATATAAGTTAGTCGATGCTGAAGACAAAGCGTCCGAAGCAGAGAAGCGTCGTAAAAAAGAACTTGAAGATCAGAAGCGTAAGACAGAAATGTTAACGAGTATTAACGATGCTTACACTTCTACTCTATCGTCCAATTATTCTCAAATGATGACGAAGTTTGCATCACTGCAAGCGTCGTATAAAACTCTTTCTTCTAACATGGAGAAAGTGAAATGGATAAAAGAGCATCAGAAAGAACTCGATGAACTTGAACTGAAAGTTGATAACGTAAAGGACGCTGAGAACGTATTTAACGGCAACACGAATGCAGTAGTAGAGGGCTTCAAAGCGAGGGCTAAAGCCGCTGCACTCGCAGCAAAAGCCGCTGCTCTTTATTCAAAGCAAATGGAGTTAGAGCAGCAATATCTCGACCATTATTCTACTCGTATGAAGCGAGTCGGCGATGAGTACAATGGTTCATTCAATGCTGACACTCCTGGCTCGAAGAGATACGATTTCAATCATTATGAAGCCAATTATGGTACAATCGAGACCAGAAATGGCGGTAGAACATGGACTTACACTGCAAAGGGTGCTGCTGAAGCCAATAAGAAGTTGACTGAGACAGATTTAACGCTTCAGAATATCCAGTCAGATTATAACGATATTAACAGAGAAATCGACCAGACAATCAATAAAATGGTCGAGACTGCCAATGCAGCGAAGAAATATCAGTCAGCAAACACTAAAAAGACAACTAAGGGCGGATCAGATAATAAGAAAGATTATGCACAGGGTTCACTCAGTGATTTGGAGCATCAGTTATCCGAACTTCAGTCAAAATGGAAAGCAGGCAAACTCAAGATTGATAAGAGCGAATATGAACGCCAGGTCAAAGAACTCGAAGATGCCATTTCCGATAAGAAGATAGAGTTAGGTATCGACGTTGCTAACTTAGTTAATCTTGAGCAGCGTCTCGACCGCTTGAAGAAGCAGTATAAGAATGGCGTTATAAAGTTAACTCCCGATGATTATGAGAAGAAAGTCCGTGAACTTGAATCTCAGATTAAAGATATCCGCGTCCGTATCGGTGTCCAGGAGTCTCCGGACTTGCAGAAGTTGATTGATTTGCAAGCAAAGTTGCAGCAGTTGAAGTCGAAGAAGATTAACAATTCTACGACCAATAACACGACGTCGAATAACACTACAAATAACACGACCAATAATCTCATACAGAATGTCACTGAGAACACGGTCAAAGATCATCATATTGTCGATGTAGAAGTTGCAGATGAGAGTGAACTCGAAAAACTCAAAGAAAAAATCGGAGATTTACCAGGTGTTCACTTCGTTGAAGTTGAAGTTGATGAGAGCCAGGTCGATGAGACGTCCGGAGATATTAGCAAACTCCCCGATAATCACATCGTCCAGGTCCAGATTGATGATGAATCTCAGTTTGAAGAGTTCAACAAGCGTGTTGCAGAACTGCCCGGTACACATACAGTAAACGTTGATATTGAAGTTGACGATGCTGATATTGCCGAAGTAGAGAAGCAGATTGCCGAACTGTCCGGAAAAGTCAATATCAAGATAACTCCGGAACTCCAGGAAATCATTGCACTCGAAGCGCAACTCCAAAATCTCGAAGACGACAAACTCAATCTGAGAGTAGATTTGGACGAAGTAGAGTTCAACAAACAAAAGAACGACCTCATCGCTCAGATCACTCAGTTGAAGATTTCAGTCGGGATGAGTCTCCCGACCAGCCAGGTCGAGAAGCAGTTGAACGACTTCAAGAAAGCGTATGCTGACGGCCTCATCCAGATTTTACCAGCAGATTACAAGAAAAAAGTTGACGAATTGGAGAAAGCAATACGTCAGCGTAAGGTTGCACTCGGACTTGAATTAGAAATTCAGGAGGGTTCGGAAAAGGAAATCTCGCAGAAGATTTCTGATATACAAGCAAAGATTGCCGTGACTGCTGATCCTGCAACGCTGAAGCAGTTGAAAGATGAACTCGCTGAACTCGAAGAGAAGAAGCGCGTTATCAACTTCAAGATAGAAGCAACTGACTTAGAGTCGTTCAAGCGCGGACTCAAAGATATTATGGCAGTCGAGATGCCTTCTCTTATCGTCAACGTCGAGTACAAGACGAAGACGGAGAAAGCAGTTGAGGCTGCAAAGGCTCTCGAAGACAGATATACAAATCTCCGTAAATATCTGGACGACAATGCAAAAGCGTTTGAGACAGTCAAAAACAAAGCGGCCGGACTCCGTACAGAAGCAGAGCAAGATTTCTATCAAACATACGTCAAAGCAACGACCGCAGTCAACCAGTTAGGAGATGCATACGTTAAGGCTGCTAACAATGCTAATAAGATGAATCTCGACAAGATGAGTTGGGATGGCTTCAAGAAAGGTGTCTCTGCAATCGGCAATATCACATCTTCTATCGACGGGATGTACTCATCATGGAAGAACATGGCCGAGCAATGGAACGATATGAGTTCATTCGAGCAGACGATGAGCGTTATCGAGAACGTTTGTTCAACATTCGAGACGTTAATCGGTATGTACGAGAGCGTGACAGAAGTTATCAAAATATTTGACAGTATTTCTCAAGCCGCAGCAGCAAGTAAGGTTGCTTCTAACGCAGCAGTTATGACTTCAGAGACTTCTCTTATGGCAACTGAGAGCGCAAATACAGCAACAAAAATCGCTAATAATACAGCAGAACAAACGTCCAATATTGGTGTTATTGCAAGCGAGTCTGAGGCATCTATCGCTAAAGCAACGTCGTCCGGAGCCGGACTACCTTTCCCTGCCAATATCGCTGCAATCGCTGCCGGTATCGCAGCAGTAGTTGCTGCTCTCGCAATGATTTCTTCATTCGCTGACGGTGGTATCTTAGGAGGCCCGACGACCAGCGGAGATAGAACCCTGTTCTACGGAAATAAGGGCGAAATGATTCTCAACAATCGTCAACAGGCTCATCTCTTCGGACTTCTGTCCGGAGGTCCGCGAGGTGTTGCATCACAGCCGGCAGGAAACCAGGAGATTGAACTCCGCGTCCGCGGTAAGAATCTCGTCGGTGTATTAAAAAATTACTCAACGCAACAGCGTCATATCTGATTATGCTTTATTGGGGTACATTTAGAAATCAAACTCATAACACGCTCTATCGTGTTGAGATTGTCACAAATAACTCGACTGCAAGTTCAACCGAACTTACTTTCAGTGATGAACCGGTAGTGATAGAGACTTCTTCGGACAGTCTCTTCGCTCCGATTAAGTCTCGTAGTTGCACGATTGAGATTGTGACTGACGAGATATACTACGATTTGTATGCAGCAGCAGCGCAGCAGAACACTGTAAAAGTGAAGAAAAATACCGAAGTTATCTTCTCCGGTTATCTTTCTCCGTGTATCTACAGCCAGGATTGGAACTACAAAAGCAAACTGAGTCTCGAAGCAGTAGATAAACTCTCTACACTGCAATATTTAAGATACGAAGTCCAAAACCCTGCAATGGGGTTCCAATATATCTCTTTCGCTGATTTAATCGTCGCTTGCCTGCGAAAAGCAGGGTACACCGGCGGTTATTATTGGCCAAAGAACAATCTTTCTCTCTTTTCTTCATCTACTCCGGGAGCCGGCTTTCTCTACGAAGCCGGTATCTCAGAGACAAATCTGTTTGACGATGATGATGAAGCAACTCCCTGGACGTATGAAGACGTCCTGAAGGAGATTTGTACATACTTAGGAGTGACTGCCGTACCGCAAGGTGAATGGGTGTATTTCGTTGATTATCAACAAACTGCAAAAGGTACAAACGATTTCCATAAGGTCGATTTGATAGGAAATCGTTCTGATTATACATCGCCCGGTGTATTGCTCCATACGGCTAACGTAAAGGGTACACCGTCACTCAGTTTGGACGAAGTGTTCAACAAAATCTCTGTCAGTTGCTCTATCTATGAGTACGGTAAGGATGAGGGTTCACTCGACACTACTCTCTTCTCGAATAATACGATGCAGAACTTCATTGCCTGGGGCTATGGAAGTTCATACTTCGACTTCTGGACTTTTTACACAAATATCTACACGAAAGATAAGACCGTACCGTATGAGTGTTATGTAAAAATGTATTATCCGAAGAGCAATAACAAATGGTCGATTAGGTACTTCGAAAGCAATATTATGAACGGGCAGTTGCATAACCCGACAGAATATGCTCCCCCGTCCGGTCAGAAGCAGATTGAATATACATCTTCTTCTGATATAAATTGGTGTTATGGCAACCTGGACACCGAGTCCGTTTACTCAGCGGTGTATCACTACGAAGGATTCAAGGAGGCGGGTATGCAGACGACCGAGGGAAATCTCGATTTCTGGAAAAAATGCGTTATGAAAAACATACCCGTTCTGGAACGATATTTCGTGACAAAACGAGACAACCAGGCTCTTCAATCTGATTGGAAGGAGTGCATTATGTTCACCCCCGTCAACAGAAATTTAGGCCAGGCAGTAAGAGATTATATCAAAGCACACTACGCAACCGCTGCAAGTCAAATCGTTCACCCGACACACCCGACCTATTCATATACACAGTATAACTGGTATGAAGGGATGATTCACCCGACGTGGACACACGAGTTGACAGATCTTTTCATCAACTCAAACGTGAAGCCGGTATTAGAATTTCACGACACTGCGGAAATCAATTATACGCCCGATGACGGAACTGCGTATATCACAATCAACTGCAATCTGATGTATGTGCAAGATAACGGTTATCGAGACGGAGATACGATTTACACGAGCCGTGTATGGTATCAGCACGATTTCAATCCTGGCAATACATTCTTCCCTATGGACGAGTTAGGTTATACGCAACACCGTATCTTCGAGCGTGCTCATGGAGACGCTGACTTCAACAAGGGCTGGCGTTGCCTGAAAGTCCGCGTAGAGTGTGGCGGTAAGTATTGGAACGGGTCGTCATGGACGTCCAGCCCGTCCGATTTCGATTTGTATTTCAATTCAGGAAGAGCAGATCCAAATGACCCCGATGCTAAAGAGAAGTTCAATCTCTATGAATGGCAGAAAATTGTTTACAATACTTCGTATAAGGACAGCGTCGGGAAAGAAGTGTATGCAATACCCGTAAAACCCGATGATAACATCAAGGGTCGTTTGAAAGTGTTGATTTACACTCCGTATATGACTACGATCAACGAGCGACAGTTCATCACGGAGAGCGGCGGGGGCGTAGGAAATATTATGCATTTCTGGATTGACGTCTCAGCGTGTCCGATACACATCTTTATGCAAGATTTGGCAATCGACTACGTCCGCCCGACTTCAGATTGGACCGATGATGAGAAAAAAGAAGATGAAGATATTGTGTACAGCAACGTTATCAACGATACATACGTCCAGGAACTCGACGATATTGAGATGAAGATTAACACAGTAGTCGAGAAGAAGCCGATGAGCCGCTCTTACGTGATGCAGATGAACGGTACGGAGTTCACCAAAGAGATGTATAACCGGACGACCGGCCATACGCTCATACCCGAAAAACACGTTATCGAGAAATATTATAATCACTACTCGCAGCCAAAGCGTATCTTCGATATGGATATGATGTTCAACGGCGCAATAGACCCTGCATCAGCAGTGACGTATAATGCACTTACGTCAAATACGCTCGTTATCGACGAAGAAGAACAGAACCTGCTGACGGGCATTGATAGAATAAAATTAGTGGAGTTTTAAGAGATATGAATTTTACAGAATCTGGACGTCCAAAATTGCCAAGAAATAAATGGGGCAACGCTGCCGGAGGATCCGGCGGGGGCAACACGATTAACATCACCTATAACCAGGTCAGCGGAAGTTATGTGACTTTCGACGACCTGGACCGCCGTATGATTAACATCACTGATGATTTGTGGGGCGGTATTTCTACATACGACTCCTCAGCAGAACTGCTCAGTCTCGACGCAAGCGTTGAGATTGGCGGTACACTCTATACTGAGTCCATATTGCCTATCGACTCGACGTCCAATAAGACAATCGGAGCCGTAGATAACAGATACGACTACGTTTATACTGAAGGGCTGGACGCAAGAGAAGCAAATATTCACAATCTCAACGTGACCGGCTCGATGCACGTATTTGAGTTGATTATCGACAAACTCCGCAGCGTCGGGGGTACGGTTATCTTGAGTGCAGCAAGTGCAACGCTCGACAAAGTAGTGTTTGAAGATAACATCTACAAGTGTTATTGGAGAAAAGAAGACCCTGACAGGCAGAAAGCAATCAGCAACGATTTCCGCATGAACGACCAGGTTATCTGTCAACAGTTCAATGAACAAACCGGTGTATCTCATAACGTCAATAACAAATATTATTGGAGAGTAGTGTCCGGTTATGGAGAAGAAGACACTGAAATAAACGGACAAACTGTATCGTGCAACTATATCTTACTTTCTAACACTCAGAAAGACGGTGACGGTGTACCCGAAGCCGGTGATGAGATTATGCAGTTAGGTTATCGCGGTACGGACGACCCTGACAGATAGAATGCAATCATTCTTTCTGCATCAAAAACTCCGGACTCTCAGTTGAAGTCTCCGGCAATCTGCCAATACACGGGTATAAACGACTTCAATCTGGCGTCTCATAAGTACACCTGGTTTGCCGGAAATGGAAATAACATCCGCGGAAATCTTAAGGTGCAGAACGGAACGTCCGTAGAAGATTTGATAACAGAGTTCGCGGTCGATGAAGATGCAATCATCGCTCATATCAACTCTTCGTTAGGCCCGACGGGTATTGATATTGTAAACCAGAAGATAACGTTGACCGCTGCAAATACAGTTATTAACGGCAACTTAAATCTGTATGATAACAATAACGCCGGACTGACCGTTTACGACGAAGATAATGTACCGCGTGTTAACGTCCAATCGGACGCCATACAATCACAGCAGATGGCCAATGACACGTATATCTACTACTCTCTGGACAAGACTGCTTCTGCAACTTCGTGGGATCTGACTACAAGTTCACAGTCGATTTCATTATCAACCAATGATACGCTGGATTTGGACAAGTTCTCGCTCCAGATGTACTCATCTAAGAGTTCATACCCGTCAAACAGTAGCGGTACATTATATATTATTGTCGAGAACCCGTCGGGCGGTACAAAGCAGTTCACCGTAAGCATCTCTAAGTATGATAATTATGGCAACTACAAAAACCTGACTTCCAAAGTCCGTTATGCAGCCAAATCAAGCGGTACTCATAAAGTATATTTCCGTGCAAACATCGGCGGGTCGTTCAGTTCAAGAACGACTACTCTCCGTGTAAATGCACGCTTTCAGTCAGCGTCAAATACGCAAACTTACATCGGACGTGACGGCTTTTACTGTCACGCCGGAGCAAACAAACTGATTTGGGCCGGAGAAGATGAGTTGCAGTTGCGTTATGGCTTCAACGGTCTCCGCTGGAACAATGCTGACGCAATGAGAAATTCAACGATGCAGGTAGTTGCTGGAGTAAAAGGTACATCACCTAATTATAAGCCCGTTTGGCTCCCGTTCTATAACTTCAACCCGACTTTCAGCGTCGGTACCGGTTCATCACCGTATCTGTTTGAGTCAATGACAATCGGCAATATCGGAGAGACGAAATACGGATTTAAGGTTGACCCGGTAAGAGACTGCGGTATCTGCATTGTCACGGGCGGATACATCGACTTAAACGCTAACCAGCAAGACTCGTGGATTGTATTGCCGCCCACGACTTTCTATGATGAGAACGGTGATTTGTGCGGACTCCCGACGGGTTATACTTTAACTGTTATAAATTGGACGTCCGTGAACATCTACGTTGCTCCGTACAGCAACACTACTCATGGCGCAGTTATCATTGATGCAAATCGCAATAATAACTGGTTTGTTGAACTAAACGGAACTCAGTCGAGAGATACGTATATATACGTCGGGAGTTGGGCCGGATTAGGAGATACATGGCTCTCTATGCACGATACACAGTGATATTGGATTTATCATATTTTACTGTTTTATTTCTGTATTTTGACGCCAGAGATAAATAGAAATGAAGACACTCGATTTATCAAAAATGAAAGATATAAACACAACTTTTAAAGTCGTTAGAGATGTGATTATCGCCGATATAGGCTTTCACGTCCTCACTACGATTTCCATATTTCTGATCGTCACGTCTTTCTTCATACCCCCTTTAGGTATTATTGATTCGAGCGTGTTTGTGGCGGTCGGGGAGTTATTCGGATTCGCTGCTCTCTGGGAGTTGCACGTTGCAGTCCGCAGGGGTCTCGATGCTAAAATCTCTCATCACGACACGAGCATCTCGCTGCACAATCACAATAAAGATGAAGAGAACGAGAGCGAAGAAGACGAAAATCAAATGTAAAAATATTTTCAAATAATAAATTTATGGCAACACTTGTACGAGGTTCAAAGATTAAGTTCGCCGTTAATATTGACGGCCTTGGCGAGAAATTCGTCAGCGATCCTGATGTTGATTTGTCTTGTGATTTTTACATCCAGGACGCATATCAGGCTGGTACTGTGACAATTACGAAAGAGCAGATGGTTCCAGATGAGGAAGGCGATACCAATATTTACTACGCTGCTGTTGACACTGCAACGTTAGGAGAGGGTAAGTTGATGTGCGCAACTTCAGTAACGTATCAAGACGAAGACTTGAATACGGAGATTATTGAAAGGGTGCAAACAAACACCGGTGTAAACCTAATCACGATTTCTTGATGACTTATGGCCGCGTGTATTGAATATAAATTTTTTACACCGGCGGTAAGAGCCATTATCACTCCGGTTGCAGTCGAGTCAGAGATAACCGGTGAAATTCTGACGATTGAAGAAGCGAAATGCCGGACTAAAGTTGCTGCGGAGACACGTCCGCAAATGGCAACTCCGGACGTCAAACGAGACGTTGATTTCCAGGTGAAATGGCAACCGCGGGTGTTGAACGTGTCCGTTTATCCATGGCAGCCCGAAGAAAAACCGGCTAAGATAAGCGTGACAGTGACGAAGATGTACGCCGATAACTGGCGTCCGCGATATACATTCGAGACAATCACTTCTCGTGTTCCGATTTACGTAAGTGAACAAACAGTGACTCTGTTCTGCCCTATCGACTTGATTAAATCTTGCTTCGGAAGCGGCAAATGGATTGAATATCGCCCCTGGCTTTCAAAGGAGGCCTGGAAATATTCTAAGAAAAAATAATCACATAATAATATAAGAAATGGCAAGTCAAATTAAATACGACGATATTAAAGATCTGAAGGTCTCTTGGGAGAACTACGCAGGTCAGAAAGTTGAAGAGTTCATCAAGAAAGAACTCGGACAGAGCGTCGGGTATCTGTACCGAACTCCGGCAAAGATTAACGACTATTACTACTTGCTCGCTTTCCAATGCTACGACGACTTCGAGAAATGGCAAACACGAGAAGACGACTCTCTCGTGCTTTTCCGTGTACAGTTGCCGAACGTTGAGAACGACGTGTTTAGCGTTCATCTTGAAACAAATACCCCACAGGGTAAAATGGTGAACTTAGGAGATGGTATCAAGGTAAATCTGCGATATACTTCTATCTCTGAGAACCCCGTAACTCACGTTATCACAGATACTTACAATGACGGTATCCTGCACGTGTTGCGTGCAGCAAACGGCTCTGCATTCGAAGAAGTTGCTCTTCTGACAATCGTCCCGACAGAATATGCTGATTTGGAGACTTATCGAGAAGTCGATTTGACTCCGTATTTGGCTGACGGTACAAACCAAATCCGCTTGCGTGTAGAAGACTCAGCAAACGGTACAATGTCAAACAATATCAACTTCAACGAAATCATCAACACGCAACTCGTGATTGAGAATGCAATGGACTTGAGTAAGCCTTTGCGTTCACTTGCTTTCGATTTCTACATCCAGGGCCAGGTACAGAAGACACTTAATCTTCGTATCACGGGTGATGACATCAATGATACTTTCACTACAGCGTTAGGCGAGACTACTTACATAGAAGTTCCGTACACATTCACAATCGACCGTACACTTCAAACGGGTATCAAAAATGTTGAAGCCTGGCTGAGTGTTGACGGTACGGCTCTTCAGTCTCCCCATATCAACTTGCAAGTTTACTACATGGACGCTGCGGTTGACCAATCTGTAGTTATATTAAATAACGTGACTACCGAAATAACTAACTACACGAATGTTCATTTCCTGGATTTCACCGTATATAACAAGCGTTCGGACGTCACAATCACAATCGAGACTAATTTCGCAACTCTGCTTGAATATACTTTCCCCGATTGTCAAACTGAGACACTCTATTCTTTCTCTAACGTATTGGAAGTCGTCTCTTCTCAGCCGATGATAAACGCCACTCTGCGCGTCCGCTCAGAAGATTATGAAGTGACTCAGCGTTTGACGATTGACAATACTGTGGACTTCAACCCGACAGCAGGATACGACTTTATGTTGAATCCGAAAAATCGTGACAATAATGAGACCAATCGAGACCGTATCATCAACGATGCAACCAATCTCGTAGTGCCTTCTACGTTCACTAATTTCACTTGGGTGCAAGACGGCTGGCAAACCGGAACTGACGGCATCAGATGCTTGAGACTCGTCGGGGGCGACCGCCTGGAAATCGAGTATGACCCTCTCGACAATGTAGTGAACGGTACTACGATTGAACTCGACTTCAGGGTGTTCAACGTATTTGACGCAAGTGATGTTATCTTCAGGTTCTGCAATTATAACGATTAGAATAACCCGATTGGCTTCGAGATGACCGCTCAAGATGCTTGCTTTATGACTAACGACAAGCAGGTTCGCAGAGACCAGGATGTTATGTTTACGGAAGGCAACCGTACACATCTTGTTATCAACATTATACCTAATCTCTCTAACTCTAACTTGAACTACGTCCGTATCTTCGTCAACGGCTGCATCAACCGTGAATTTATCTATGCTTCTACTGACTTGTTCAAGTATAATGAACTGCCCGATACGTTCATCATCGGCAGTGAACATTGCGATATTGATGTTTACAATATCCGTGTATATAAGAAGAGCGTGTCCGCTTCTCAAATCCGCCAGAACTACATGAGTTCACTCGCAACTGCTGAAGAGAAGGTTAACTTCAAAACCGCCAATGATATTTTGGCCGCTAACGAGACAATCTCGTATGCAAAGGCAAAGGTGAAATACAATACACTCGTTTGGACGGGCAAAGTACCCTCCTATACGACCGGCAACGTGAAATTCAGCGGCTCTTTGAACGTTAACATCATCGGTGATCCTGAACACTCTGGAGATTTGACCAATCTTCAAATATCCGGTCAGGGTTCTTCTTCGAGAGGTTATTGGAAGTGGAACCACCAATACAAGTTCGGAAAGACTTCGAAATTTATTGACAGCAACGGCGTTGAACACCGTGACGGTTATGCAATCACTGGTGACGACCCTGCTGCAACTAAATTAGTTGCAAAGTTGAACTGGGCATCTTCAATGCAGAGCCACAAAGCAGGTTCTACTGCTCTCTATACTGACCTTTGGAAAGCCGTGATTGGCGGCAACTCTATCACTCGCAATGCAAATTACAGCAAGTGTCGTATCTCCGTACACGAGCTGCCGTTCCTATACTTCGTCCGCGAGACAGAATTTTCAACTCCCGTGTTCTACGGACTGATGACGTTCGGTTCGGCTAAGGCCGATGAGCCGACTTTTGTTGGCTCGTATGATGTGTTCCCTGAATATATCATGCTTGAGGGTTCTGATAACGGTATGCCGCTGACTCTTCGCCAGGTACCTTGGATTGACGATGAAGTCGTATATAATGAAGAGGAAGAATATTTCGAATATGCTGACGCCGGAAACCTGGACTTCGATGGCGGAAATATTGACAATTATACGATATATCGTGATGCTTATACGTTCACTTATCTGCACTCTCCGTTCCTTGTACCTTTCAACGGTGATTTGACTGCGCTCAACAATCTCGTCGGGGCAAATGCAGCAAATCAGTATTGGAACACTTCTAACGGTGATGTGTACCGTTATGACTGGAGAAGCCAGACCTGGGTCAACGGCGGTGTCATAAGAACGAAAGATTATATCTATCACCTTACTACACAGGAAGATGTAGATGAGGGTCGTGCAGATTATGTCGGCGAATTGGTCGTTGACCAATATCCGGAGTACAGTGTTTTGAACTTGGTTGCACAAACCGGTATTTCACTTTCCGGCAGTGCAGAGACGCTCAATATTCGCTTCATCGAATGGCGTGTGCAACACTTCAAAGATAACATCGCAACGTATTATAACGTGAACGATACGCTCTATAATATGGCGTTTGTGAAGATGATTGCTGCATCAGATAACTGGTGTAAAAATACTTACGAATACGTCGATCCTCGCACGATGAAAATCTGCTGGTTGAACGACGACCTTGATACAATTTTCCTGACAGATAACGTCGGTCGTAAGACTAAGCCATACTACGTCGAAGAACACGATATGAACGGTGACCAGGCTTACTTCAACGGCTCAGATAACGTCTTCTTCAACCTTATGGAAATGGCGTTCAAGACCGAATATCGTGCCATGATGAGAACGATGCTCAACACAATGGGGTCAAATGAGTTTGGCGGTTCGGTTGCTAACTGTATGGACAGATATTTCTTCTATATCCAGAAGTATTTCCCTGCCGTTGCATACAATGAGACTGCCCGACTGCTCTATGAAGAAGCATCAGTTGCTCAGGCTGAGGGTCGTTATACAAACGGTACACCCGCAATCTCTCAGTCGTTAGGTGACCAATACCAGGCTGAGTTAGGCTTCTGGAGAAAGCGTGAACCGTATCTGCAATCTTGGGCCGCAGCCGTACCGTTTGCAGTCCGCTCGACCGGCTCGTTAGGCTTCCGCTCGATGCTGACGACTGACTCTCAGCGTCCTTCTTACTCTTTCCAGTTGACACCTTATCAGTGGCTCTATCCTAAAGTCGGTATCGGTCAGACGCTTGGTACTGATAATCAGCGAGTTACGGCTCTTACTGAATATAATACAATCAGTTTGACTACTGACGGAAATACGGACTCGTTCATCTACGGTGCAGATTATTATTTGAACTTCGGTGAATTTGGCGGACACTCTATCGGCGAGGCATTCAATCTCTCCGGCGCCCGCTTGCTTGAGTTCTCTGCGGACTCTCGAAAAGTAGGCTCATACCAGTTCCGCCCGACTTCTATGACCGTTGCTTGCCCTGTATTGCGTAAACTGTCAATCTACGGTTGCTCTACGCTTCGCGGTGTTCTCGACCTGAGTTCAAGTGTTAAACTTACACAAGTTGACTGCCGCGGTACCGGACTTTCTTCAGTAGTGTTCCCCCGTACGGAGACTCTGACCGATATTTACATCGGTGACGTCGTATCTTTGAACATCACGGGCGTGCCTAATTTGACTAACTTCGTGACCAGCGGTACAAGCAATCTGACTTCGCTGACGACTGACTCTCCAATGGTCATCGAATATTATATCGAGCGTCCGGACATCTCTGGCATCCAGGAGATTCATTTGAATAACGTTAATCTCGATTTGACTTCTCAGTCAACTACTGTATCGGATAATATGTACACTCTGCTGACTCGTCAGAACTCTACTGCAAGTGGCCGAGTTTATCTCAACAAAAAGTTGACTCTCGCAGAGCAGCAAGCCCTGACTCAGAAGTACGGAAATATTGACAATGTGTCAAATTCACTCTACGTTGAATATATCATCGAGACTCAGGATACTCTCGTTATCACCGGTGACAGCGAAATCACTCAAACTAAGAGCAAGATTTACTCAGTTGCTTATAACGGCAACGATATACGCTCTTATCAGTGGAGCGTCCAGAACGGCAGTTATCAGTTGATTAACGACTACACTGTCCGTGTAGTTGCGGATGCAGATAATACTGATGATATTATCGTCACTTGCACTGTGACCCGCCTGAGAAATACGGACGTCGTGGCAATCAAGACGATTGATGTTATAGCCTATATACCTATCAGCGAAATCGACTTAGGAGCGGACGTCAATTATTATCGCCCTGGACAGTACACAATACCCGTAAGTTATCTCCCCAGCCGTATCACGGTAGATATTCTGCCAGAAGATATTGTTGCTTCGCTGACCGGCGTAGGTACAAACGTAGTGATTGACTCGGCTGATTTGCAGCAAGTAGTTTTGACTACGACCGAACCCGCTCAGGATATTCACGGTACACTCAAACTCCGTGCAACCGATATTGACGGGAACTTCGCTGAAGATACAATCAACATCAATGTTTGGAAGACTGTTGCGATTGGCAATGTGACCGGTACCGGCGTAAACGAGAACACCGTTAATTATGGCAATCTCGCTCCCGGAAATAACGACTTCTCAAGTTCAAATATCATACAGAGCGCAGCAACTACGTTCACGCTTTCGATGACAGTTCCAGCCGGATATTCTATCGGCTCCGTATCTTCGTCCAATAATAAAGTTATTGTTAGCGGAAATACTGAGAACACAATCACGTTCACTTGTACGGACGTTGCCGCTCAAACTACTAACATCACGATACCGCTCGTTAACGATGTGACTGGAAATATCCAGAACTACGTGATGCAGGGCGTCAAGGTGAAAAGAAATATCTACATCGGTACAGTGACCGCTGACACAATCAACTGGCGCGTCGGCGAGGGTACAATCCGTATAAACTACTCTGTTGCTCCCGCTAACTACAATGTTGCAATCGACCACGTAGTTTGCACTGCGGACAATAATTTGTCAAATTATTTGACTTACCAGAGCCAGGGAGACGGGTATGTGACTTACAGTGTCACTAACACCAATATCGACAATTATGTTGCCGGTACAATCGACGTGAACGTAGTTGACGTGAACGGACACTCGCATCACGGTACAGCCAATGTGACCCTGTGGAACGTGTTAGGAATCAACATCACGTTTGCCGGAGAGAACACAAAAACAGTGACCGTAGCAGAGAATAGTTCATCTTCAGCGTCCGCTTTAGGCGAGTTCCAATTCACCGGAGCAAGATTCACAATCAATCCTGGTACACATGACGGGTACACGCTGACCGCTTGTACGGTGACCGCTGAGGGTAGCCAGCAAAGCGTAAGTATGGCCGGGGGTATCGCAACAGTGACACTTTCTGCGGCTAATACCGGCGTTATGAGTGCAGTCGTCACGATGAAGAATAACTCGACTAACGAAAATTATACTTACACCGTAAGTTCACTCTCTTACCGCAATCACGTTTACGTCAATGCCCTGACAACCAATAATTATAACTGGTACGGCGGAACTACGAATGAACTGACTCTTACCTGGACATATGCACCTTCGAATAACAATGCAACGACTACGACTACTGTACAGTTGAGCAGCAACTTGTCTCAATATATGACGTTGAAGTCAAAGACTCCTTCTGACAGTCCGGTAGTTGACCAGAATATCACTGCTGGTTCGGCAACTTATACGATAACCAATCCGGCAACGTCTCGTGTTGCTGGTACATACACGGTCAGCGTGACGACCAATGGCCAAACTTACACTTCGCAGGGAAATATCGTATTGTGGGCCGATACAGGCCTATACGCTCGTTTCACCGGCGAAGTAGTGACAGAGTACAGCAATATCAAAGTTGCCGATAACAATCTGTCAGCAAAGCCATACGTTGAATATCTCAGCGGTAGTCCGTTTGTCTTCAGGTTCGGCGGATTTGACCCGCAGTATTGGAGCGTTTATAACGCAACGATTGCATCGGGTACAGGTATAACTGCACTGACTCCGCAGACTGCACCCTCTGGCGCAAACTACAAGGATTTCAATATGACGTTCGGCTCAACCGGTACGTCCAGCATCAACGTGTCTCTGTACAATGGCCAAACAGGTGAATATCTTGTGTATCGTTTGAACAACATCCGTGTAAGACAGAATATCTACATCAACTCTATCTCTTTCGAAGAGAGTTCATACACGCACGATAAGACCGGTCAATTCACGGTAAATTATTCTTACGGTCCAGGCAATTATAACGTCCAGCCCGTACAGTTCACCGCTTCTATCAGCGGAGCCGCAGCATCTTACGCAAGTGTTGCTTCTGTGACTAACGGTCGATGTGTAGTGAACGTCCATACCGCGGCTGATAATACCGTGAAAAACGGCGTATTGACTGTCAATATCACTGATGAAAAAGATAATGTTATAACTAACACTGTCAACTTCTCTCTAACTAACAATATCACTAAGGTATTGTTTGACGGGCGTGAAAATGTGATTGACAAGCCAATGGTTCCGGGTACATATTATGATGTTGCAATCTCCGTATTGCCCGCAGATACGACTCAGACGTCCTGGAGCATCGTTGCACTGACTGATCTCTCAAGCGATTTCACTCAAATCGCCAGCGGCAACAATCATACTTTGCGCTTCAAAGTTAACTCCGATGTAACCGGCGAGACAGTTACTGATGATGCCGTATTGACTCTTCAAAACTCTGCGGTATCAAGTGTACCGGTAAGCATCACTGCACATATCGTGTCTAACGGATACATCGAAGTGAAAGGTGCTTTTGACACGGCCCCGTATGCATATCCGCAGTTGACTTTGGTTGACCGCCCATGGGAGGATAACTACAAACACGAGCACGATGCAGTGACGATGAGTTACCTCGGCGCAACGATGACCATAAACGGAGAAACAGAAACTCGCGAGGGTGGTACATTTGATCCAATCACTTCATTCTCCGGAAATAACGAAGTATGGAGAATTACAAATACAAGCACCGGTACCGGTATTGCGGCAACGTTGAACATCCACACGACCTGGATATACGACGAAGATTACGACGAATAGACTAATCCGGACGCTGTCACTACATACGACGACTTCTTTATGTATGACGGTACTCGCGGTACACGAGATACAACCGAAACTTTCAATTTCGATCTCCCGTCAGATGGTTATACGATGAGAGTTAATCTGGCAACGCCGGATAATGTAGTTGACTACCAGTTCGGATACGAAGACAGATCTGTCGTCAAAGCAAGAGAATGGGCGGTAAAATATTTTAACGGAACAAAATGGTACACTGATGGACAAAATCAACTCGTTGACAACCAGATTTACAATAATTCAGTGAACAATATCTCAAGCGTCAAATTCGTGAACTGCGTATTTGACAAGCCGGTGATGTGTTATGTGCCGATTAAGAATATCGAGTTCGTCAACTGTATCATCAACTGCTCTTCTCCTGTCATCTTCAAAATCAGAAATGATAACTCAAGCGGAGGCGAGTACAACAAAGTCGTCGAGATGAACGTCAAATACAATAACTGTGAAATCACTGTATCTGACTTCGCCGATACAAATATGAGAACATTTATGTTCTACACATATACTTGGAACGACCAGGCTGAAGATTATGACTACGCACTGCCAATCGCAAACACTGTTGATTGCACTGTTCATTTCAACTACGGAAATGTAAAAATAACTGATGCTGCATACGCAACTCTCAATAATGAGCATACGTTATCTGAACTTCCGCAGGGTTCTTCCGTGAAATATCTGCCCGGTATCACTGAGCATGGCCTCGAATATCTGCGCAAGCAATGGGGTACCAATGCAACATATATTGTGAAAAATGAGAACCAGGAGACTCCGTTCTGGATCCAGATTGGACAGATTGTCGGTACCGGCGGTACAATCTATCGCAATACATCGACAAAATATCCGGCAAATATAAGATACAATATCAACAGCGATGATTTCTCAGAGTCAACTGTGTTGACTACACTCGCTGCATCGACGTTGAATACCGGAGATAAAGTATATTTCTGGGGCGATTTGAATACAGTTGCTCAAGGAACTAATTCATCTTATGATTGTCCGATTGCATTCGGTTTTACAAGTAGCAATGTTTCTGGTCACCCCATCGGTTCGGTTTTGGTTAACGGATTCAAGACTGTCGCAATCGGCGGAAATGTGATGAGTTTGTACTATATGGATGATTTTGATTCACACGACACAGTTGATTCAAACAGAAATTGGGCAGATTTCTTCAAAATCGATAGTTATAGAATATGTCATTGGCTGACAGATGCAAGCAAATTCTATATTTGCCCCAATTTGAAATACGGTTCGTATTTCAGCGGCCATTATGCATTAGTTAGTCCTCCTGATTTCAGCCATATAACATCTGTTAATTTATCTTCA